AAGATACCTGGCTTCATAAAGAATGGAAGATTCTCCATTACAACCTTAGCCTTATCTATAATTTCTTTTGTAGTTTCAGCTTTATTCGCTAAAAGCAATGTGGTTTTATCATAATTGAATAACATGTACCATGCGTTAAAAATAGATGCGGTAACTGTTTTACCCATCTGTCTTGCTGCGACTACTACATTAAATCTATTTTCTTGAAAGCTTCTAAGTAAATCCTTTTGATATTCTCGCATTTTAACCTTACGAATACCCTCATCTGTCATTACAACAGCATATTTTTCTGCAAAGTATATTATGTCCTTAGCGCATTTTGCAATTTCAGTGATTTCATTGTCAGTGTACTCAAAAACAATATTACCCTTACGAAGCATTTGTTTACCCTCATAAAAGGGCATCCTTACCTGAGGCTTATAACCTTTATCAAGCGCGATCATTAAATCGTTTATACTTTTAGTAGACCAAACTTGCCTTTCGCTTGAAGCATCTGATTCCTCCTTTGGAATCCATTTATTATCACCTACGAAATCTGACATTATTCTTTTGTTTCTTCAATATCAGTTGAATCGACATCTTCAACCTCATCTGTATTTATACCATCTCTAATCAATCTCATTAAATCTTTTGAACCTCTCATTGTATTTGAGTCACTTGAATCTCCTCCTGCCTCTTCTATTGATTTTACATCATCTTTCTTTCTATAGATTTCAATATCTCTTGCAATTCTCTTTGTAGATTCTTCAGTAGCCATTAAATACATCGTCTGTGACTTAATAATATCAAGCATTGATTTTTGAAGGGTAGCAAGCACCTCAAACATTCTTGGTGCAATATCTCCACCTTCTATAGTTTCAAGTAGAATTGTTAGAGCTCTTTCACCAGCATTTAGCTGGTAAACAAGAGAGGCCATCGTCATTTCATCAATAGCCTTCTTAGATTGGATGTATTCATCTCGTTCGATAATATCTTCGTCTAGATAAAATCTCATAAGAGCTGAAATAGTTTTCTTTGCTCTTTTAGTAGATGCTGTTTTTATTTCCGTAAAAGATGGTAAAACTTCACGCTCTTTTACTGGAAGCATTGGATCAGTTACTACCATTTCTTCAATAGTTTCTGTATCATTTCCAATTAAACTGTCCAAATCTCTTCTTATATCCTCTGCTTGGTCTTTAATTGTTTTCTTCTGTTCTGACATAAATAAATTTGTTTATAGAGTATATATCTTAATTATGCTATCTAGCATTCTTAAACTTCTGATACCCTAGTGATGGAATAGCATTATCAATAACTAATGCATGTTGATTATCTCTAACTACATATTGGTTTAATACATTCTTAAACTCTGTAGTATCTATTGCTTTATCAAATATTCTAAGACATGTTAAATTTAACTTACCACCTTTAAGAACGTATGGCGAGGCAACATCCCAATATTGTTGACCTCCTGTCATCGGCAAAGTCTGTGTAAATTCTTGAACCATAGAAGTAACATGACCATTTACTGATAGACTAAATAGTATTACTTCGATACTATCAGAATTATTCATAATGTTTACACCTATACCATACCATTTAGTCTTACTTAAACTTGTGTTGTGTGTAAATACAGTCGGTTGGCCATTAATTACTACGGATAACTTTAATGTACTTATTTTAATATCAAAACCACCTTGAGCTATATTATCACTAATAATATCATAACCTGCAGTGTCTGTTATTTCAAAAGTTGGTCTAAACCATGCGGTTACTGCAATCTGTCCATTTATAATCATATTAGAACTTGTTGAATATCTAACAGCTGATGCTCCTGTAGCTACCTTACTTAAGTCATAATGATTATGTGAAATCGTTGTAAAGTTATTTACAATAGCTTCGTCAGTTATGGTCAAGCCTGAATCGATATATGACCTAGAACCGTCTTCTAATACTTTAGTAATGGTTTGGAACTGTACTGGATTTGAATCCTTTGTTCTTTCGTCTCTAATCTCTTCACCAAATACTTCTTCAATTCCCGTTATTAAATTATTTGTTTCTACTCCAAATGTATCTTTAGTTACAGAAGTTCTATCTTGATATTTAGTCAATTTTAATCTCCAGTAAGATCTAGTAGCATTAAATTCATCAGCAATACTAACAGAATTTACCTCGTACATCTTGTTGATTATAGGTATAAACATATAATCTCTTGCGCGAGGTCTGACACCATCACCAAAAATTGCTTTAAATTTTTCATGTACGATATGAACTTCGAATTCTGCAAACTCCATACCAAAAATATCAAATGTATTTGCCTCTTCAGGAAATTCGTTATCTGGTACTAATATTTTTACATTTTCGCTAGCTGCTACTTTGTGCAGCGAATACTCCATTAAAATAACATCTTTAGTTGCAGTATCTGCGATAGTCCTAAAATATTGGACCTCATGTCCAAATATATCGCTTACTATATTATTAAGCTGTTTATATAAATTACCTGACTTGTTTTGCGCATACGGATTAAATAGATTAACTGAATCACATGTAGGTTCTATGTCAGCAGCTCCTAGTTCACCGAATGGGTCTGAACATCCAAGACCTACACATCCATCAGCTACTTCATTTTCTACGACCTCACTGTCACCACTACTCTCACCACTAGAACTACTACTAGAACTATCAGGATTTGGCCCTGGTTCTGCTACTGGTGTCGGTGGAACATAAGGTGCTGGTCCTGTAACCCTAGCCACCGTAGTTACCTGTTGACCTAAATGATACGATATTGTTGTTTGATTATATCCGGGATCTGTCGCAGCTTGAAATGCATCAGGGGCAGTAGCTACTATCTGTAGATAAAATATTTCTTCTACAACGTCTCTTAATTCTCTGATATACGGTACGCCATCTTTATAATCGAATTGCAGTGTGCCTGTTATCGGTCTTTTTCCCTCATTTGTAATTACGTAAGTATATGTATATCCATCAAGTTCAAGCCCTGTTGGATCTACTCCTCTTTCTGGTAAAAAATCTAAGAAAAACTCAGTTTTTTCAATTTGTCCAGTCTGTGCTAGTCTTGGCCAATACTCAAGAGGATCTTCTATTGCAATATTGCTTGTACCGTAGATTTCTGTTATTCTCCATAGGAGATCGTTCATTATAATGAAATCACCTCTTCTATATAAAAGAAATCCGCCAATTGAAGTGTCAATATCAACAAACTTAAGAATAGAAGTACCTCTAACCTGTCTGTTTACCTCAGCTGCTACAGGCCTACCTGTAATGCTACGCGGGGTACATCTTCCTGATCTAAAAACAATAGAAGAAAAAGAACCTATCTCTTGAGAGTTATAGGGTCCTAGATAGAATTTAAGATATTCCGATGGAGCGGTTCCTCCTGCTTGACATGATGGCATTTAATATAGTCTTATTTTAACTATATATTAGATTTTTATATGTAATCTGTAGTAAGTAGTATCATTGGATTCTCCTTGTCTAATGAAACATCGATTGCATCTAATAATGCGCTTGCTAGCTGGCTTTCAAGAGAAAGTTCATCTTCAGAAGAATCTAAAAATCCGCTGAGTCTTGTAAATATTAAATCTGCTGTATGACTTGAATATGGAATTCCAGCAGAAAGCAGTCCAATGCTCTCTAATACTGAGTTTAATACCTGTAGTTCTGGATTTACAAATATATCAGAAAGGTCTAATTTAGCCTTTAATATTGCAAAGTCATATTTTATAGTTTGTTCTACATCATCTTCTATTACTCTAGTAAATGATTTATCAGAATCTAGTGTTATTTTCAAATACTTTAAGTTAATCATTTCTGATGATACCCTGTGTAGAAAGTATATTGCTGTTGCGTCTTTCCTTGGTACATGAAAACCATACGAACCTACTTTATTAATTTCACTTGAATAGTTTGTGACTATAAATGTTTTTAACTGCTGTGCAGAAATAATCATGGAATTATCTCCCATATCTTTATAGTCTAATTGATTCCTAATCTGAGCCCACATTTTATATTCAATGTAGTTATATCTATAGAACGTGGTGTCTATTATTACCGGTACGTGATTTACATTTAAGCTTCCCATTTAGTACATTTCCATTGAGTCCTCTAATTTCTTTAAAGAAGAATATAATTCATCCTTTGCGAAGTGTTCAAGTTCAGCAAACTCTCTATTTCCTATTTCATTATTATGCATAAACATCTTAATTGTTGCATCTTTAGGTATGTATTGATTTTTCTTTGTAGCAACCTTCTTTGCCTTCTTTGTTCTTGTATATATCCAGCCAGGAACAGCATTAAAGCGACTAGCGACACTTGACCAACTATCAACAACAGCACTTCCATTAATTCCATTGATGTTAAATAACTGTGCATTTGCAGGATATTTTATAGCAAAGAAACGATTAATCATAAATTGATGTCTCTTTTTATTTCTATTGCTTATCTTTGCATATAGCTTTGGTTTTGTAAAAAGTATCTTAATAAAGTCAAATAATTTAGTTTCGTCTAGCATAGTATTATATAAGATTTTTTAATAAAGTTTTAGAATAATGAATTTAAGTCCTTTGTTGCAGGTCTATCCTT